ATTTCCGATTCCTACGTTTCCATCACCTCTCACTTCAAATCTATTTGTACCACCACTTTCAACTGATAGCAATCTTGTTGTTGTATCTGTAGAACCAACTTCAATTAATACACCTGCATTAAAGTTTGAACTTGCAGTTTGTGTATTTGCAAAAGATGCAACATAACCTTGTGAATCTGTTCCTGCCGGTACTTCAATATTTAACCCTTTTAAACTTGTTGATAATCCTGATGCAGAAGCGTTTCTCACGCTTGAATTAGATATTAATGTTGAAGGCGATGAAGTTCCAATGCCTACGTTTCCTGCTGATGTGATACGCATACGTTCATCACCTGAATGAGTGCCAAATCTAATTAAATCTCCTGCACCACCATCATCACCATAAGTTCCAATGAAAGTACCATTTGCAAAATGACCAATGTGTAATCTTCCATCACCTGATGTACCAGTTTCTATTGATATTTGATTCGTTGAACTATCTATTTGTAATTTTCCATTTGATGGCGAAGTCGTTCCAATTCCGACCTTTGAATCGTGAATTGCCATAACATCCCCAGTTGTATCTTTAAATTTTATAGCAGTACCACCAGTTGAACCACCTTTTATTACTAATGTATCAGTTCCACTTTCAAATCCCATTACATCAATAACAGCAGAACCACTATTTCTAACCATTTTTATAAAATTGGCATTACTACTTAATTTGATATTTCCATCTACTTCTAATTTTTCTGAAGGCGAGTCAGTTGAAATTCCTACGTTTCCTGATGTGTCTACATAAAGCCTCTTAGAGCCATTTGTTTTAATATAAAATGGTGTAGCATTACTTGAGCCGACATATCCTTCATTAGATGCAATACCAAGAAAATTTTGAAAAGTACCAGTATTTTCTACAAAAACAGCTTGGTCACCACTTCCTTTAATGTGAAGTTTTTGTGAGGCCGAGGTTGTGCCAATTCCTACCAATCCTGCTCCTGTGATACGCATTTTCTCACTATCATTAGTTTTAAATTGCATAAAGTTGTTTGAATGGTCATAATAAATTCTACCAACATTCCCATCATCACTATCTGCAAAGTTTATCAAACTAGCACCAGTATTTGAACCTTTTAAATGTAAAGTTGATGTTGTTGAATTAATAGTTACATCACCTGTAAAAGTTGCTGAATTATCAGCACCATTTAAACTTAATAAAGAATTTCCATCATAATCTTTTATATTTAAAGTATTAGTTCCAGGCTCAAGTTTCCAAAATTGATTTGCAACAAAACTATCTATTCTTAAAACACCTGCAGATGATGCTGAATTATCTCCTAAATGAAGTGTATTTTGTGGGTTGCTATTCCCAATACCAACTAGTCCTCCACTCGTAATCCGCAAACGTTCTGATGGTGTACCACTATTATTTGGTGTTGTACCAAAAGCCATAAAACTTGGTGCATCTCCATTTGCAACTGCTTGACCATCTGCCCCAGTAAAAATATATCCCATATTTTCAAAGTCAGTTCCATCAAAACCTTGAAACCTCATTACTGCACCTTGTCCATTAGGTAAAGCATCTGAAGGATTACTTGCATCTTTTGCCCTTAAAGAAAGTACATTAGCACCACCATCTCTCCTACCTTCTACAATTAAACTTCCTGAAGTAGTAGCTGGATTTGTAGTATCTATAATGTGAAGTTTCGCTGAAGGCGATGTTGTTCCTATGCCAACTGTTCCGTCATTAAATATACGAATATGCTCTGTTTGAACTCCAGCATCTGTAACCGTTCCAAATACTGTTAGTCCTGAAGCACCACCAATGTATGATGTAGAGTTTGCAGTATCACCATTACCTATTGTTATAAATCCAAAACCTGATGGTGATTTAATTTGTAAAAGATTGTTAGTTAAATTACTGTTTGGTGCGTGTGTAGCAGAACCAATTTGCAAATTAGCACCAGGCGATGCAGTACCAATTCCTACGTTTCCATCTTCTGTAAACCTGACCTTTTCTCCTGTAGAAGACCTAAAAGTTAAATCACCTGCACTTGCACTTCTTCCAATTTCAACATTATAAGTTTTATCTAAATCAGTATCTTTTAATTGTAGTAAGGCTAACGTATCTGATTCAATTAAGACATCACTTGTAGCACTATTTTTTTTAACTTGTAAAACGCTTGTAGGCGATGAAGTTCCAATTCCTACGTTTTGTGAACTGTCTATTGTCAAAGCTAAACTTTGACCACCAGAGGCTATTTTTATATTACCTGCCCTATCAGCAAATATTTGACTTTTTATTGCATCACTATTGTTTACAAAATTCAAACCTCCAATATTATCACTTGTTCCTGTTCTATTAGATTTAATATTTAAATCAGTAAAAGCATCTCCCTCATTTATTGTGAGATTACCACCACCATAAATATTACCATTAACTTCTAATTTATTTCCACCTATAGCAGTATTATCTGTAAACCCTAAATAAACAATTCCATTGCTTTTTATTATTGTACCACCTGTAAAGGTTGAATTACCTGATGTGTCTATTAAAAATGGTGTTCTAGAATCTGTTTGGTCAAACACCTTCAACTCACCACCATCAGTAATTAATCTATAATGACCTTCTGTATTTTTTAAATCTAAACTTGATTGACCTGCATTTGTACTTTCTACAAGTAAAACATTATCATCTTTTTTTGAAGTTATAGCACCCTCAATATGTAATTTTGAACTTGCTGATGTACCACCTACAATTAGATTACCACTAGAATCCAGTCTCATTTTTTCACTTCCATTATATAAAAATTTATAACCTCCATTTGCTAAAGTAAAGTTTGTATTAAAAGAATAAAATCCATTAGCATCAAATGGTATCATTTTACCAAAGCCTATATTACCATTATCTTGACCATAAAATTTTGCATCAGAAGCATCGTATGGTAACCTAACATCACCAGTAACTGTAATTGTATTTGAACTTTCAGAAATTATAGAATCACCAAGTGTGTCTGAATCTGTAAATTTTGCTAGTTTACCTGCTGTACCTGAGCCATCTAACGCACCTGCACCAATAGGTATCTCAACAACTTGACCACTAGAAGTAACACCAAGTCTTTGTGTAACTGTACCAGTAATGCTACCACTACCATATTGTGCTAGAGTTAATCCAGTTGTTTGATGTAGTGTAAGTTTTGTTGAACCTGCAAGTCCAATTTGTATATTGTCAGTTGCAGTTGTTCCTTGTATATAAACATCATCAGAACTCCATCTTATTTTTTGGTCATTATTTAAAGTTATTTTGCTATTTAAAATACTAAGACCATCAGAATTTAATCTGATCTTTTCTGAACCTGCAATAACAAATCCTACATTTTCATCTGATGGTACATAAAAACCTTCGCTATTAGAACCAAAAGATAATGATGGTGCAGTTGAAGTACCTGATTGTAATCGTACTGTAGAAGTAGAAATACTTAATGGTAAATCATTACCATTGCCATCTGTTATTCTTTTTACAGTTGATGATATTGCTTGACTGTCTGTGCTTTTAAGTAAACCTAAATAACTCTGACTTATATTATTTCCAGTAAGTGATGTACCCATAAGAATATTTTATTTACAAATATACTATTTTTTCATTTTCATTATATGCTTGTTGTGATGCTCACGATGACAGTTAGAACATAGTATCTCACATTTACCCATAATCTCAGTTAGTATTCTATCTACTTTACCATCATAGAAACTTTTTTCTGATAAGTTTCTGATCTCTCTTGCTATTGCAAACTTCTTTCTTTTAGTATGGTGAAAGTCTAACGCACTAAAGTTTTTATCATAACCACATTTAATACATTTTATATCTACGTAGTTTGAAAGTTTGTAAATAAATTGTTGCTTCCAATGTCTGTGTCTTTCATCTCTAGCTTTGTTTCTGCAATCCTTACAATGTATCTCAGGTTTCTTGTTTTCTCTTTTATAGTATCTATTGAATGGTTTGTGCTTTTTACAAGTAGCACAAACTTTACCTTCCTTGTCCTCTATATTTCTTACATCCATTCTTCGTACCAGTATAATATTTCCCTTGTTTTTGTGATGTGTGTCTTTTCTTTGAATGAATACCCTTTCTTTTTTTCTTTGGTTTTGCTTCGTATGTTTTTGGAAAAAACCTTTTAGCCATTGTTCTTAACCTTTTCGTATGACCTTCCTCCGAAATAAGCTGATACAGTTACAGTCAGAAGTAACTTTAAAAGTTCTAGCCATTCGCTAGATACTTCAAACTTTATACTAGCAGAATCTACAAACACTAAAACGATTATAGAAAATATTAAGAAAAGAAGTACAATAGGTCTTACCGATTTACTAAGTACGTTGCCATTAATCATATCATACTTCCATCTCTCGGTAACATTCTTTTGCATATCAGATTCAGCTTGAATCCAAATCTGTTCCATCTCTTTTTGAAACTTTGCTTTTTCGTCTTTAGTTCTTATGAAACGATCTGCAACACCTGCTATCTTATCTACAACGCTTACACCTGCATCACCAAATATCTTTGTTAATATCTTATTCATTTTTTGTTATCTTGTTCAACTGTCCAAACATAGATAATAAAAGCACCAGTAAGCAATGCACTACAAAGAGTGAATCCCAAAATGGCATAATCCACATTCGCCAAGTTCACATCCATTACAATTCATCTATTAATTCAATTAATTTACTTTCAATTCTCAAATAAATTTCTATACGTTGTACCCCTTCCCATTCTTTCAATCCGTCTGCAACATCCATTAAGGTGTTAATTTTTGATAAAGTTTGATTAACTTTTAACTGACTATTAACATCACTTTCAGATAAACTTACATCGCTTAATAATTTCATATTATTTATTTTTCCAAATTATGTAATTACTGTTCTGCCAAAAATCATTAGTGTTTTTAGTATCAATAACTACTGATTCTTTATTAATGCTAAATCCTGCATCTACGATTGCATATTCAATAGCATAAAAATCAATATAATGATTTTTTTTTAATTGTATTTCGTAAGTGACTTCTTCAATATTAGATTCGACATTTTCTATGAAGTAAACTTTTTCTAATTGTTTCTGAACATTAAGTGAACACATACTACAAGTAAGTCCATCAACTTTGAATGTAATATTATTTAAAGATAAAACTAGAAATAATATTTTAAAGATCATTTTTTATAGACTTTATCTTCTAAACTATTTAATCTTCTGTTAGTTTGTTCTTCATATTTTTCTAGTTCTTTAATAAGATAATCTATTTTTTGATTGATGACCTTAGTATCATCTTGCTCAATCTTATATGCAGGTAGAGTTTTTGCAACTTCAATTTCAGAAGTTAATTGTGAATAAGTCATTGTAAGCGATATGATACCACCAACTAACAATCCAAGAAATTTAATATCAATCTTTACGTCGCTTTTTCCATCGCCATCAAGATCAACTGCTACTTTTTTATTTGTTATGTCATCCATATTTTGAGATTTAGATTTCTTCAAAATTAATTATTTTAATTGATAGATGTTTTTGCAAATCTAAAATATCTGCTAGTATTGGATAAATTCTTTTATAACAATCTGTAGATTGTCCTAGAAATCCATCTTTCGTAATATTTTGTGATACAACATTTCCAACCAATAAACAACCATCTGTGTCATTATCAGTATTACCACAATGAATAAGAATATACTCAAAATTAGGAACATCATTAAGCTGTAAAACACCTCTCTTATCATTATGAAGATTTGGAAAACGCTTTTTGTATTTAGCGAAATAACCTCCTTCCGTTCTGTATTTAATTTGATAAGTGCCTTCAGGTATGCGAGTTTCTCCATAAACTTTGACTTCCCTTTTTTCATCTTCGAGTACAAAGCATAGAAAATCTTTTTGGTTTGTTTCATCATTTACTAAATATAAAATTCCAAGTGTACTTTCATTTTGTGTACTAAATCTATACAATTCTAATCTCATAATTCTTCAACAAGGTTTGATAGTGTTAGAATACCTCTATAAATCGTTTCGGTGTCCGTATCTGCACTTATATAAGCAACACCATTACTTTGTGCAGAAATACATTTAAAGTTGTTAGAACTCATATTAAAGAAAGATGTCCTATCTACAAGTAATTGTGTAATCTGATTCATAGCTAAGTTCGCATCTAATTGACCACCAGTATTAGTATCAAATGCAGTAACTATCTCTACATCGGTAATTATTTCATTTAAATAAGTATCTTTTATATCTTCTGCAATAGAGTTAGAGACAGATGTTATTAAGATATATGGTGTGGTTGCAGATGAAGGAACAACATTATATACTGGTACATTTGCAGAGTTTAATGTGATGTTTCCATTAAGTGCATCAAAAACTTGTTTACGTATAAAGTGACTTGCATCTTTCATTTCCTATATTCTTTTTGTATTTGTACTGACCAGTTATCTTCAAATCTTTTTATTGACTCTTGTATAGATGGTTCGAAGAATGGTTGTGCTTTCATAGTAGATGTTCCTTCTTCTACAAACCTAGCATAGTTTGCATTATAACCAACCACAATACTAAATGGTTTACCTTCCAAGAATACAGATTGTTTTAATGTACCAGTATCTACTGGAACTCTTCTTGACGATCTTCTTATTATATCTGTACCCATACCTGCAAGAAGTTTTGAAAAACCTTTGTTTGGTTTTACAAACTTAGCTAATGCTTTCATCTTACGATTGAAACGTCTTTTACTTTCTGCCGACATCCTTGCTTTTTTCTTTGCCATTATTGTTGTTTATCTGCTAATATTTTAAATGTGTATAAATCTTCTTCAAACATTTCATTGATCCTATATTTATTAGAATCATTTGTTAAGAATAATATATCTCCTCTTTGTATGTTCGTTGTAGCAGTATTCTTTCTGAGAGTTAATTCTATGCCAGTTTGAAGTATTCTTTTACCATCTCTGAATATCATTCTTCCATTTAAGAACTCACGATCACACCAAAATGTTCCTATCGTTGATTGTGAAGAAGTGAAACCACCATACCCATCAGCAGAATTTGTGTTTCTTTTGACTGTTAATCTGTATCTTAAATCTCCTGCTTTGATCATAACTCATTATAATAAACATATTTAGATAATATACTTTTTATGTTTGTGGGTAACTCTGCAACAGCACTTCCTTTAACATATTCTGCTCTGTTATCGTAATACGTTGTTGCTAATTGCTTAATTGCCATTTTAATATCACTAAATGATAAACCACTTGTTGTATATACGATCTTTATATTACGCATATAGTCAGAAGGTATCTCAATATATTTATCTTCAAACCCAAAAACATTATGTCCTATACTTGATAATGTACCACTACTATCTTGTTGTTGCACAGATGTTACAGATGCTATTGGTGCAAATGGCAAAACTATTTTAATCTTACGTCTATAGAAGTCACCATATTCACCTGATCTGTGTACATCACTTATAAACAACGTTCTTGTCTTTGCAACAATATCTCTGTTCATATATGCTTCGCATTTCTCTCTAGCAGACTTTATCATTTCAGCAACGATAGTATCATCATCAGATGTTTCTATCCTTGCATAGTCTTTCAGTTCAGAGTTTGCAACTATTTCACTTCCAGTAGTAGAATCAATTTGTACACTAATCATTATTTTGTTTCTTTTTTAACCTTTAATTCTTTTGTTTCTTTTTTAGATTTTTCTTCTTTACTTACTACCTTTTCACCCCAACCTTTTTCAATCCATTTAGAAACATTAGATTCAGGTATATCAACTATATCACCAATCTGATATTCTACACCCTCTCTAGTTATTTCGGTTTTACATTTAATTTTCATAATTCTAAATTTTGATTTTAACAAAGATAAAAAAAAAGAGCAACTAATTTAGTTGCCCTTTCTTAATAACCAATTACTCTTGATTACGGAGTTTCGATTGCAGTTTTAGCTGAACTGAAAGCACCTCTAACAAAAGCATCAGGTAGATATACTGCGTGAGCAAGTCTTGCGATAGCTCTAACAGATACGAGATACTTCGAGAAATTATCTGAATCCTCATATCCAAACGCAACATTAACACCTTCTCTTTGGAATACTTGACTACCTTGTGAGAAGTCTCCAACACAGAAGTTTCCTGCTGACATCTTGTTATTCATAATAACTGGAACACCATTGATTCTTAGGAATCCGTCTGCACTTACGATTGAGTTACCTCTTAGATATTCATTAGTAGTGTCTTTTAATAACGCTATTTTGTGAAAATCTGTAGGGTTTAGTATAATCGCATTAGCAGAATAGTTAGCTAATGCTAACTGATTCAATGCAACATACAGTACATCAAGTTCTTGTGCATTATCAATTGATTGATAAAAAGCACCTGAAGCACTAGTTACAAATGCAGTACCACCATTCATTATACCAGTTAAGTTAGGTGAACTTCCTGATCCACCAATTAGTTGGTCATCTATAACTGTGTTAAGTTTCCCTACTAATCTAGTGTTAAGATAACCTGCTAAAGCAGGAGTATCATCTAACATCTCTTGCGAAATAGTCATTACTGAAGCCATCTTTTGTACGATAGCATCAGTTGCTACTAAAGCAAATTCTGAATCAGATGGTGCTGATCCTTCAGCAGTTGCACCTGCGTTGTCCGTATAACTGTTCTCTTTTACAAATCTAATTACATTAGAAGATGTAGAAGCAGTTGGTATTACGTTAAGCATATTCGTCACATTTGACGGATTGAACTTAATACCTGATACTCTCTCAACACCTGAAGCATCTCTAGCCGAGTTTGCACCAGTAAAGTCTGAAGAAATGAGTACATCAGCTTTTAACTCAAAGTTAGCATTTGATCTGCTACCTTCTTTCATAGCTTTGAATGATTCACTTTTATTCAAACCATCAGCAATCATATCTCTACTGTTAGTATAAACTTTTTCAAAGTTGTCTTTTTTGTTTTCAACTTCGATCTTGTCTAATCTATCAACGATCTCTGAGTGCTTTTCAACAAGGTTCTTAACCTCGCCTTTTATTACAGTATCGACTTCGCTATTAACATTATCTTTGATTGACTTAGCAGATTTCTCCAGTTTCTCATCAATAATATTACAAACATCGTCTAACTGTTTTTTTATATTCTCATCCATTATTTTGAATTTAAATTGTTAAACATATAATTAAAGATTGAATCTGAAGTAATATTATCTTTCTTAGTTTCTAAGTGTGCATTACCACGAGTTAGTTCCTTATCTGATTGGTGTGTATTATCACGAGCAATCAAAGATTTTAAAACTTCTAATTCATATTCGACTAAATAACCAAGATCATCTGTAATGTTTCCTTTACGGATTAACTTGATTAAATTATCAAATCTCTTTGTGTAATAGTCGATCTTTGCAGATTCGCCTTTTACCTCTAATATTTTTGCTTCTTCATTTGATGCAAGAGTTACTGCTGATATTTCAAATAGCTTTGCTTCTTTGATTACCCTTACTCCATCTTCATTATAATCTTTTTTTACTGGCATTATTCCAACTGAGTTCTCGTCAATAACTTTGTATCTCATAAGTTCTAAGACTTCTTCACCAAAAGTGGTCTTAGGGACTTCAGCTACAAATGCTAAACCTTTATCATCTTCATATAGTTCTCTCATCTTACCGATAGGTTTAGTAATATCGTGTTGATATAAATACTTTACACGAGAACCATTACTTTTCAATGTTCTTGCGTATGCACCTTTTTCTATAATATCTTTATCTGAATCTTCGTTACCGAATACTGAACCATATCCTTTTACGATTCCTAACTTTTCATCTACATCACTTATCTCCCCTTGCTTAAATAATACTTTACTCATAATAATAAATTTATTTTCAAAAATAATACAATTTTTTTTCTAATGTTTTAATCTACTTGTACGAAGGGTACAGATAAACATTTACAATTAACAACTTCTTTTGCAGTAGCACCCAGTGACGTGTCAGATGGAAACATCAATAATGAACCACCAACCTGATAAGGTTCATTAGATGCAATAGGAGTATTACCATATTGTATGTCTGCTGATCTATGTGTATCTCTTACATTCCTACCACCTGAAATCCATTCTTTAAGTAAGTTGTCTTCACCATAAATGTCTTGTGCAGATAGTTGTATTCCAAAGTTTGCAGATGCAGTTGTTTCGGTTTGCACTATTCTTCTTGCCATCCACCTAGCTTTGAATCTTAATCTTTTAGATATTTCTCTTACTCTTTCTTCTAAACCCAAAGACATAAACTCTTCGCTTTTAGTTAAATCAGTAATAACCTTTTTAAGTGTTTGTAGTGCAACACCATTTACAGATGTAACTTCTTTAGCAGTAGCTAAGTAATTACTTCTCTGTGTTGCATATCTATCAAGACCTTCAATGATAGTTGATTCTAGGTTTCTTCTTTCTTGTGCATTTAATTGTTGTCCTCTTTCTATTCTGTCAAGCAATCTTTCAAATTCAAACTCTGACATCTTATTTACAAATAGTTTAAAATGTTTTCTGTACCAATATGCAAACCTAAGACCAGTTTGTCTGTACATCTGTTTGTACATATCAACAACTTCTTTTTCTGTAAACAATGTATTGAAGTTTTGATTAGTTGGTGTTGGATTTTGTTCGTACATCTTAACTGCTTTATCATATCCTATAATATAGAATTGATATGCAATAGGAAGATTCTTCTTTTGTGCTATTCTAATTTGTTTCTCAAATTCAGTAGATACCTTTCTTCTGTTCTGCTTTGTTTGTATTGATTTTCTTGCAGAGATACTTCTGCATACTGCATATCGTTGTTGTGTATCAGGATATTCTGACATAGATGTATCATCAATCATACATCTTTGAACAAATTGATTACTTGATTCTCCTGCTCTCGGTTTAGGTAGTGGCATCTTCTTCTGCTTTATCTATGATTCTCTTACACCACTTATACATAGGATCATCTTCAACCCTAGATACTTTGTTATCACCACCCCATAATGAGTAAGATATATCACCACAAATTGGTTTATCTTTTTCATCTATGTAGTCACCAGTAACATATTCGTATGCCCTCGATAGATATGCAAATGTCTTTTTAACTATATCCAATGATAAACCACGACCTGCAATGAGATCATTGGCTCTGTTTTTACCAACTAATGTTGCACAAGGATTGTTGAAAGATTCATTTATTTCTTTTGCTTTTTCAGCATTTTCTCTTACAGACTTAGGATAATCACTATAAGATTCTTGTTTATATTCTTCTTCCTCTTCTTCCTTGTCTTTGTTTCCTACTGCTTCATTATATTCTTCGTGTGTTTCGAATGGCATAAATACTTCATCACCATCCCAAGTATGAGAATGAGAACCACTACCACCAAGTTCTTCTGCTCTTGCCTCTGCTTCTTCTTGTGTTGTAAACACATCAGTCATACCTCTAACTAAATCTTTATTTTCACTTTTATATGAATTTAATCTTTCTTGTAGTTCTTCCATATTAGCACAAGGCATATAAACCATCCCATCTTCTGATTCGTGAGTATGTGTGGTAGAACAACCAATTACTTCTGCTCTATCTTGTGCTTCTACCCTAGTATCATAAACTTCATCTGCTAGTGCTTTATCATCTTTACTAGACATTGGATGACCTGAAGGTAATAAATCTTGATCGTGTTTACCACTTCTAAATCTACCATTTCTAAGTGCATATAGGTATGAGTTTACTCTACCCATTGCCCATTGGTCTTCATTCTGTACGTTTGGTCGTACAGATGCAGGGTTGGTTCTGTATGCACCTACACCTCTTCTATATACTTGAAATAATGTTCTGACTGTAGTTCTTTTTGTTTTATCATCACCAACCTTTTCGTTATGTTCTTCTACTTTATTTCCTAATGCAGTTCTTAACCTTGCAGTTATCTCTTGCTTCTCTTCGTGATCGTGCATCATATCTTCCATATCATCTTCTGTCATTACATCTTCTTCTTCTTCAGGCTCTTGAACTGGGAATGTAACGTCATCAGATATACCTAAATCTAAATCAGATATTGGAACAAACTGATTTGGAACTAGATACTCATTCATAATAGGATTATCTTCATCTACACCATAACCACTAGCTTCTCTTTTCTCGTTTGTTGTTAACCAGTAGCTCTTAGATAGATTGTCTATAAGTTGTTGTTGCTCAGGCATCAGTTCAGGAATCGCACTATAATCAAAGTCAAAGTATAAATCCTCACCATACATTGGAACTAACCATCTATTGAACTCATCTCTGATCTTATTAAGTTCAGGAATGATTGCATTAGTAAACAATACCTTCCTTGCTATTCTGTAATTATCGTAAGTTGTAGATTCTGTATTATTTAATAATTGTACTGGTACACCATATAGATTACATAAATCTTTTATTGTTGCATTATATGATTCTAATAATTGCAAGTCAGATGTAGATAAACCAAAGTTTGTCCAAGAGAACTTCTTACCAGTAATCATTATATCGTTTGCAGACTTGCTTCCTTGATAGTTTCGTCTTAGTGCATCCTTTAGTTGTTGTGCTTGGGTTGGTGTTAATGAATCATCGTCAGGTGTAAGCATACCTCTAGCAGACTGATTATGTAAAAATTTAAGATTAGTTTCTACTGCTTCATTAGCAGTTGTAAGAACCCTCATTCCTGCTTCTATTGGTGATTGTCCGTATAGATGTGTACCATCACCTTGATAATCAGGATTGAAGTCTGCAATATGCAATACTTCTTCAGCAGATAATTCGTACTTACTTTCGTTGTACATCATAGTATATTTTGATACTGGTTTGAAGATACCATCAGACTTGATTTCTATAAGGTGTGCAGGTAGGTTGTATAGTTGTGAGTAGATACCTTTGTTTTCTCCGTTCTCAGGTGCAATACCATATACAAATCTGTTACCAGTAAGTTTACCAAACGATATTAATTCTTGTAGGAATACAGAAAACGATTGTGCAGGATTAGGTCTTTCAAGTAATTTACCAAGTGCAGAATGTTCTACTTCTTCAAAGATATGTTTTCTCATCAGCTTAGATTTGAATACTGATTCCTCATTTAATCCATTTGATAGTAAACCTTTATATTCTTTAACTGCACTTTCATCTACTTTTTTAAATATTTTATATGGAACTGTTATTGCTGACTTAGATATTAATTGAATAAGTGAATATATAGTTGGATTATATTTATATCCCTTATCTATGAAATCATCATTGTATTGTGAATTAGTTATTTTATTATTTCCAAGTACATTATAAATGAATCTATTGTACTGTTCATTGGTCTGCTGATTACCAAATGCCTTTAGACCATTCCTGATTCTTTGAAGAAAACTTGCCATATATAGAATTTATTTTCAAAAATACTAAAAATTATTAAACAATGATAAGGTTACTCTCTCTAGCTAGTCCAGTTGTAACTGCATATCTAAACGCATCCATCAGATGATCCATACCATTTTGTTTTATTTTGTTTATTGTCTGACCATCTTTATTAGATTCCCATATATAATACTGGTATTCCTGAAGCAGGTTTTTGCTTTGCTTTGATGCAAAGACATCATATTCTTTTATGATCTGAATACCATTCATAACTGATCCTGAACCTTTGATAGATGGTTTACAATACAATCCTAGTCTTTTCATATCTTCAAGTGATTTAGGTTCTGCACTATCGCAGATAAATAATTCTTCTT